ATTGCGTAACTAAAATAAAAGAATTTTCAGATTTTGACTTTTCACTACTTAATAATTTTATCTTCTTAAACTCGTTAGGAGAGATTTGACTCAAAGTCTTTCCTCCCAAAGTAGCAGCGTCTATATTAGCACGTACTTGAGCTAAAGAATTATCCTCTAGTTTTAGAGCGTTCGCAGCATCAACTTCAGTGTCATCCACAGTTTTCTTAATTACACCAGCATCTACTTTAAGTGTTTTATTAAGTACTATCTCTTTAGGATCACCACTATCAATATATGTTATTTTACTGTCAGCCATAATTAAAAACTAATAATACATAAATTTGAATTCTCACCGTAAACAATATTTACACCTTCTTCTAACGTTACATCTCCATGTAAAGCTAAATCAATATTGTCCGGTATTAAAAAATCTTCGACTAAAATAGGATTGCATCTAACAGATAAAGCTCCTTGTATAAATACATTATACATAGCTGTTATATCAGCTTGTATATCTTGCATCTCTGCTAATTGACCTGGAATAGCTAAAATAGCATCAGAATTTTCTTCTATGAATATAAATTCTTGTTCGTAAAGATCAAATAACCTTAAAACTTCATCAACATCTTCCATCTTTTCAGCAAGATCTTTAGTCTCATCAAAAGGAAGATTACCTGCGTTTATACTAGTAACAGGTACTTGTAATCCATCTCTAGTCTGAACAACCACACCAAAACCCACAAGCCAATCTTCCAGACCTGACAAGTTCCTTTCTATTTTTATTCTTTTAGTTTGATCTGACATTAACCCATACCAGAATAAGCTGTTTCGAGGTCTGCATCAGTGGAATCTATACCTCTTAAACTAGATAAATCATCTAATAAATCTAAATATCTGTTCAATAATACTCCACTCGTCCTAAGACTCTGACCATCTTGATTATCTATAAAAGCTCTACCTGCCACCATATGAGCAAGAATATCTAAA